AGTCTTCCCGCTCGTCGTGGCTGAGCCTCAAGGACAATTTCTTGCAAATCTCCTTCTCGAAGGATGAGCCTTTTCGCATGCTATTCACTCCTTTCTTGCTTTTCATGTCCATTCTTTGCTAAAACTATTAGCCAACATTGGGAAACCAGCCATTCAAGTTATTCGCCCAAATATCCACGTCCCAACGCTCGCATGCCGCCTGCCACTCCTTTTCCGTTATAGTACCTGCGATGCCGCCAGGCAGGCACACGGCGGCTTTGTGCGGCAATTTCACCAGTTCCCGGTTGAAGTAGATCAACTCCATGTTCGATTCGATGGCTGCCAGTTTTTTGCTGGTCAGTGTCCCTAATATGTACCTGATCGCAGATTTTTCGCCGACACCCGGCACTCCCGGCACATTGTCCGAAGTACACCCGGCGATAGCCTTCACTAAAGACCATAGTTTAGGTTTGATGCCATACTCCCGCTCAAACCAATTTTCCGTGTAGTGTTTGTTCTGACTCGGACTGAACATCGTTGTTTGGAGATTGAGCAACTGCCACAAATCCGAATCGGTGCTGATGATCATCTTACGGCGTTGCCGGAATTGCTTACAAGCAGCGGCAATCATGTCGTCTGCTTCGAGACCGGGTTGCCATATCGGAACATATCCGAAGTCCGGGAGAATCTCGATGCAAAGTTGCGAGATCAATCGTCGGCACTGCACAACCCGCTCTTGCAATTGGGGATCACGTTTCGTGTCCGCCTCCTTGCGTTTTGCTTTGTAGCATGGCAACACCGACTTCCGCAAGGACGCAAGATCGTCGAAGCACCACAGCACGTTCGTCGACTCGTACTCCTTCACGAGCCGACAAACGCTGGCAAAGAAGGCATTCACCGTGAGCGGAACATGCGACTCCCGCCAAAATGTCCATTGAGCGACTGCCGGTACATCCAGTATCAAAATGAGGTCGTTCTGTTTTCTATTCATATCGCCGCTTTCGCTGGACTGCCACCGCTTGTAAAATCTCGTTCCACGATTGCTGGGCAAACTCGTACAATTCTGCCTCGCGTTCCTCCTCTTCGATTGTGCGGACAATCTTTTCAAAGGTGCCGGTCAAGTCCAATGCCGGAATGAAAAGAGTCTGTTTCCCTTTTTCTTTCGCAATCACTTTTTCTTCGATCAACCATTCCAATGTTCCACCGACAGAATCGACTCCTGACTGGTTGTAAATGGGCATCAAGACTTCCGGTCGTTGCCCAGAATGTCGGTTTTTCAAGATTTGGATCCGGCAAACCGTACCCAGCACCCTGACACGGTCATTGTGTGTTTTCTTAATCTGCGAGGCGACAGATGTCTGTATCTCCAAGTGGGAATAGAACTTCAACGCTCGCCCCCCGGCGTAGGTTTTCGATGCACCGTAGCCTGTCACGTTGTCCCGTGATTGAGCAACCCGGATCAGAATACTGCCGGTTTTACGCAAGCCAGCAACGACACGGCGGGTATTCTGGCTATGCGCTTTGGCAATTGCCATTCCGTATGAACCGGATAAATCCTTGTCCGTACCCTTGTTTCGATTGTCCAAGTGAATCTTTTTGTTCTCGTCGAACTTGTCATCGTCTGCAACACTGGAGAGCGACGTGATCGAGTCCATGACGTAAATGAATGGTCTCTTTTGTTTCAGAGCATCGTCCAGATGGTAATAAAAGTCTTCCACCGTTTCACTGTTGAAGGGTTCATCGTTGCTGCCGTAGGAGGGCGGTTCCAAACGCTGTGCCAACTTTGTGCCGAAGAACTGCTCGATGTCCATGCCGATGCCGTTTTCGGAATTGTCCACAATGAGCCGGTACTCATCGAAATGGGGATTGTTCGCCGCTTCTGCCAGTATTTGCAAATACAGCCACGTCTTGCCGCTCGCCGAATCGCCGAAGATAATGCAGTCTTCCCCCGGCGCAATGAACCCGTGATGGCAATTTGTACTGGCAAGGTTCAATGGTACGAAGCCGCTGGAGAGCAACTTGCTTTTGTCGCTCGCCGGTGCTTTGACCGTTGTTAACGCTTTGCGCAACTCCTTTGCAGTCCCGGTGATTTCGTTTTCAACTAACTCGTCAATGTTCTTTTGTTTTGGCATATCAGTGATCTTGTTGTAAAATAAGGAGTGATACAGGTTGCAACGCCGGACATAAAACCTCGAAGAGGAGCATTGCAAATATCGTCTTACCTGCAATCAAAGTCCGACTGATGTCCACAATCGCTCTGAAACTCTAGGGTAAGGAACGGATATGGCTACACGGTAGCCCACCGCATCACAAAATTGGCGAGGAAAGGTTTCGAGCCTTACTCTTACAATGCCATTGCATCCTTTTTGCAAGAACATTGTCGTGCGACCATACACTACTCGCCAGCAATCGTTTCCGATCAATCGTCCTCTTCGTCGTCCCAATCTTCAATTGGAACACGCTTCTTCGGCTCCGTGGCTTTTGCCGATTCTTTTGCCGCTACTGGCGATTCGGCATCCTCGTCCTCGTCGTCGATGAGCGGTTTTGACTTCGCTTTCGACTTCACCGGCGGTTCATCGTCATCGTCCTCATCGTCAGCAGGCGGTTTCGGCTTCGCCTTTGCCGGTTTCGCTGGCGGTTCATCATCCTCGTCGTCCTCTGACGTTGCCGCTTTCGATCCCTTTTTGGACTTCTCTTCAGCCTCTTCCGCCGCTTCTTCGTCCGCGTCGTCATCACCAGCGGCAGTAGCACGGTTCCCCGGATCATGGCTCCCGGTTCCATGAAGCATGTCCGATAATTCGTCGTAGGGCACTACGTTCAACACGGCATCCAAGTCCACTGTCTTGTCCAAAATCGACTCATCGTAACCCTCGCGGCGTTGCTTGAACTCGACCGAAGATGCACCGAAGTATTTGAATGTCCCGGCAAGCATCTCGGTCACGTTCACCTTGAGCGTCGAACCTTTTTCAAGGTCAACGTAATACTGGTAATGGCTGTCCTCTTCGTCGGCACCACGCACCATGTCGTCGATCTTCCTGCCAAGCCCGGATCTCGGTTGATCCAACACCATCACGTCCGAACGTTTCCCGTCTTCGTAAACGATGACGTTGAAAAGTTGCCGCTCCTGTGGACGGAGGGCATAAATGATCTTCGCTTCTTCCTCGTCGTTCTTGTCGAGCGACGCACGGTATTCGCAGATCGGACACGGCTTGCCGAAAGTCGATTTCGGACAAACCACCATTACTGCGTCCGCACCCACCGTCCGGTGGATGAAATACGTCCGCTCGTACCAAGTCCCGTCCACCGAGTGCGGATGCGCCTTCCGTTTGGAAGTTCGATAGGGGACAACGTCCAAGCGGACTGTGCCCTCCTTCGAGAACTTGAAGAACTTTACCTTGTCCGGCAACTGCACAGCCCAAGTCCCGCGCCCGGCAACTGCCCGGCTCTCGATGTGCGGCTTGACACTGAAACTTGCCCGTTTCTGTCTTTCACGATTACTCGCCATAAAATTTGCTCCTTATAAAAAAAGGTTTCCTTAATGTAAATATCTACAATGATCTGAAACTCTTCCGAAAAATAATTACTCACTTTTGAGTCGTTTTTTCGGCATGATGCCAGGCGCACGGTAGTTCGCATCCGGTCTCGGCGACTTGGGATTGGCAAAGTAACTCGTCATGTGCAACTGCACGATGCTTTCCAATGCCTTCTTTTTTGATTCCAATGCCGAAACCGCCGCCTTCGCTAAATCAAGTTCATTTTTCAACTTGATGATTTTCTTGGCAGACGATTGAACCCGCCCATCCGACTGGATGACCGCCTCGATCATGCCCTCCGTCGTCTTCTGCAAGCCGAACGTTTCCGGGTTCTTGCGGACAGAGAGACTCAAGTCCGCCCTCAATACCTCGTCGAACCTGCGTGCTTCTTCCAACGACATCTGGATGTCTGCCGCAAGGCTGGCGTAGTAAAATACCCGCGACGGGTGTTCCACCCACTCTTCCACCAATCGATGCTCGTCGACGGTAAAATGTTCCGCTTGTATTCCAAGTTCACTCATGATTTGCTCCTTGATTATTTGTATGACCATGATCTGTACGCCGCCAGCACCACACCGGCTTTGCCGCTATCAAAGAAGTTCATTTCCCAGTTGGAAATGATTGCCGCCAGTACCTCGTTGTTGACTCCTCGTGCCCAGCCGCCGAGCAATGCCGCCGACAGCCAGCCCAGCACCGCTCGCCTGATCGTCTCTGGCTCTTGCGTCTCGTTCAACGATTTGACGATCTGGGCAACCTCTCGCCACTGCTTCTTCTGTGTCTTGGTAAACACTTCGCACAAGTCTTTGATCGTTGCTTCGAACGCCTCGTCCTTTGCCAGCATTTTGAATCGAGACTCATCGTCCGGCAGTTCGATCAACTGTTGCAGTTTCACGAGACATTTTCTCGGCGAACCGTCGGCAACGTCTGCCAATTTCTCCAGCACCTCATCGCCGACATCTTCCACACCCTCCTTCGATAAGATCGATTGCGCAAGAGCGATGATGTCTTTAACGCCGACCGCATTTAATCGAATCTCCGAACAGCGATTCCTGACCGTTGGAATGATCTTTTCAGGATTCGTGGTGCAGAGAAAGAAGTAGGCGTAATGCGGTGCTTCTTCGAGGAGTTTGAGACAAGCCTGTTGTCCGGCTGTACTCACGGCTTGAAATTCATCTATGATCCAGCACCTGTTGCCGCCGCCCAACGATGGGTAGGATGCCTGTTGCCGAATTTCCCGTACCGTATCAATCCCGTTGAAGTCGGCGGCATTGATCTCCACCAAATCCCTCGGCGGCTCACACCCTAACTTTTTGGCGAGAATACGGGACAGGGATGTTTTTCCAACTCCCGATCCGCCTACAAACAACACCGCATGCGGCGTGTTCCCATTGGCGATCCAACCGGACATCACCTTCACGGCTTCCGGTTGACCGACGACCCCTTTAAAACTCTGCGGACGATACCGCCGATACAATTCTGTTACATGCTCTGACATTCAAAACCTCCTCCGATAAAACGTAAACCCAAAGTCGCCTCAATGTACGACTTCAC